GTCTATCATTTTTTTTTTCGCTTTCACGCGCTCTGCCTTAGCACGAGCCACCTCGTGCTTCACGGCCAGCGAGTAAACGTGCCCCAGCGGTAGCAGGTACTCCTTGCGGGTCTTGGATTGACGCAGGCCGGCACGCTTCACGGGTTTGTTCAGTTCGGTGGTCATGCCTTGTACTCCCAATAGACGCGAGGCGACCGGACGTACTCCGTCTCGCGCAGGTACTTCAGTGGGTCATCGCGGCCCGTCGTAAAGCCGTAGGCCTTGGCGCCCCAGGCGTTCGTGTATTCGACGATGCGAGTGACGCGCGGGTTGTCGCCCAGCGAGTTATCGTCGTCTCCGTTGTAGTAGCCCCTGTTCAGGACGAGGTTGTCCGCGAAATCTTTGTCGACGGTTGCCATGATTAAAAGCCTCTCGAGTAGGTCAGGTGGTACACCGCGCCGTTGTTGATCTTAGCAACGTGCGGCACGTGGGTCAGGCCAAAGCCATTGTCGAAACGGTAGTTGAAGGTAGCCACTGGCGTGAGTGGGGCATACTGGTAGCCGGTGGCCAAGCCCACGGCCACGCTGAAGTGGTCGAGACGGCCAGGGGCCTTGATGTCCTTCACAACGTAGACCGTGGGGTTCTCGACGCTGTTGTAGTAGGCGCCGATGATGTAATCATTCTCGGTGCGAAAGAAGATGCCGGGGTTCGCGTTGTTGAAGCCGGGCGACTCGTGATACGAGCCGATGTGCAGGCCAACGGCCACGATGGTTGGGATTAGGAAGGGCATGTTAACTCTAGGTTGCAGTGCGACAGTGCACTCGCAAGCCCCACGCGTGGGGCAAGCGGCTGAGCTGTCAGGTCAGCAGAGAGGCGAGCCGTCCGGTGGTCGGAATACACACGGGTGGGTAGTTGCCCACGCCGCCGTTGCCAGGGAAGGCCATCTCCTTCACGCCGTCCGGCCAGTGTACGGTGATGCCACTGCCGAGGCTGAATGACTGGCGAACAACGCCCAGTGGGTACTGAACGTCATGTGGGCGCAGCCGATCTTCGTCAATATCGAAGACTTCGGTATCCGCGCCGTTGCCGAGCCAGCCACCGTTGATGGCGCGCTTGAATTTTTCTTGTCTGCGGTAGACGGTGACGGTTGTCATGATTTACTCCTCTGATTCGAACAGTTCGAGGAACGGGATGCCGCCGATGGCGTGGACCAGGTAGCCCAGGCCGTCGAAGACGTAGTGCAGGCCGTACACATGCACGTCACCGCCGGTCTTTGCGATCATCACGCCGAAGGCCATGATGATCAAGCCAGCGGCCAGGCGATGCTTGCGCGTATGGTGCTGACCGAACGCCGACTGAACGACGATGCGGGGCACGTTGAAACGTTGAATGCTCATGCTTAAAGTCTCCAGGGTAGCAGTGCAACAGCGCACTCCCGAGCGCCTCGTGAGGCGCAAGGGGCTGAGCTGTCAGATTCCGCGTGTACCCGACGAGATAACCCAGGCCGTCGAAGACGCATAGGCGACACGGCGTGCACGCCACAAGGCGTACAGCCACGCATCGGCCGGCTTGAGGTTAGCGCGGGGGTTGCGCCTGATGGCGAAGTAATAGGCGAGTACGTCTTTCATGCTGCCACCTTTTCCGGGTGTGTCACCGGCAGCGCTTGCGCGGTGGCGCGCAGACGCAGCGTGCGGGTTTTGGCCATGTCGAGTTCGGCCAGGGCGCGTTCCGCGGCAGATTGAGCGTCGAGCAGGTGCAGTTCGGCTTCGGCGAGCAGGTCGACTACGGCCTTGCGGTAGTTTGGTTTGAAGAACATGGGTTAACTCCGGGTCAGTGCGACAGTGCACTCCGAAACCCTCGGCGAGGAGGGTGACGGGCTGAGCTGTCACTCGGCAACGGTTACGGTACGGCCCTTTTCCTTTGCGATCGCGCGAGCAAGGGCCAACAAGGCTGCGTAGTCGAAGTGCATCACAGGTAAAAAGTGTTGCGCAGTGCTTCGACGGCATCAGATTGGTTGAGGCCGAGACGCCGCAGTCTGATGTAGTAAGGCTCGGCAATGCGATTGAAGGCCTCACGGTCTGACCACACCAAAACGTGCGGCGCTTTGAGCGAGCTGATCGCGATGTTGAATTGACCCAGAATTGATTCGGTCTGAGTGACGACGGTTGTCATGAGAGTCTCCGGTGAAGTGCGACAGTGCACTCGCAAGGCCTCCGCAAGGGCCAAGCGGCTACGCTGTGATGTAACCTTGCTTGATCAGCGCAGCAGCTGTGCGCCCGTAGCTGCCCTGCAGCTGCCAGACCCAGCCCTTCTGCACGCCGTCCTGAAACAGCGCGATCATTTCGTCCTGGTCTAGTTCGCCGTTTTCGTACGCGATTAAAGTGTCGATGTTCGGCATGGCATCACTCCGTGAAACGGTTGTAGGTACGCAGCAGGCTGCGGATGCGCAGGCCGATGGCACGCAGTTTGCGCTTCTCGGTGCGTTGGTTGTGAACGAACCGGCGTTCGACGCTTTCCAGCTCGACGCTATCGAGCAGGAACTGCGCAGGCGGGTGCTTGATGTTTTTGTGAGCAGGGACGTGGAACATAACGATCTCCAGGGTAGCAGTGCAACAGCGCACTCCCGAGCGCCTCGTGAGGCGCAAGGGGCTGAGCTGTCAGATGTCTTTCAAGAACCAGACTAGGACAAAGGCGACGGCAGCTATCGCGGATGCCGTTAGAAAAGCGATGAACATAACTAAATCTCCTCTCGAGTGGTGTTCACAGCGAACCAAGCGACATCGCTGCGACTTTGAGGGCTGAGAAACGCGAGCGCCTCCTGGATCGTTGGCGCGACAGCGACGACGCACGTGTTACGTGAGCAGCCTTCAAGCTCCCATGTGACGCGCAGCATGTCAGGAGCCCCAGACAGGACCGTAGTCGGTCCACTCGTTGCCGGTGGGCGGCACGAACGTGGGCGGCAGCTGCACCGGCTGACGCGGTTCGAACTGCGCTGGCTGGTGGCGGGTCGCGTGTTGAGCGGGGATGTGGAACATGGTTTTCTCCGGTTTAAGTGCGACAGTGCACTCGCATGCGCTGGTTGCGCATGCGGCTGAGCTGTCAGAGGCCGCTGGTGCGCTCCAGGCGCACATTCTGGTTGTGGTCAGGACGCAGCTTGAACGTCACGCCGTCGAGCATCACTTCGTCGCCGAACTGCAGCTGCGGCGCAGCGTCCCATTCGGCGTTGTGGCGAGCGTTCCAATCGCGGTCGCTGGTCATCACGCTGGCCGCCCGAATGAACCAGTAGACCGCGTGGCCCTTCTCAGCGGCACGGGTGTACGCTGCGATCGGATCCTCCTGGAAGCGCGGGTTTGTCGACTCGGCATTGACCTGCAACGCGTAGCCGATGACCGTGCCGAACGTGCCGCGCAGGCCTTGAACGACTGCTTGCTGACCGTGCTTTACGATGACCATGATTCTCTCCAGTTGTGTGCGAGATTGCACAGGCTTGAGCTGGATGCCCAAGCCTTTGAAATCCTGCGGTATCTTCCCGCATGCAGCGACCGTGTCTCGCTGTTGTCCCCTCGGGCATCGATTCAGCGCTGGGCGTCGCTGGTCTGGGCCGTCTGCGCATGTCATCTCGTTCGGTTGCCTGGTTCCCATCCGGGGGCAGTGCCTACTAGCCTTAGCGCCTGCTTCCCTAGTTGCATTCGGTGTGCCAGGGGGTTTTTCAACATAAAAACAACAGAAGGTGACGATTTTCGACAGGTTATGAGACAAAAACTGTCACTTTGGGTCGGAATTGGTCGTGGCAAAAAGTGTGCCAGCTGTTTGTAGCTTAAAAACAACAGTCTTGAAGAAGTGCTTGCTTTTCGGCGCAACTCGACCGGCCAATTTTAGGGTCTCAGAATGCTTTTACGCGGAGCTGAGTCTCCCAAAACCCAATTGAGACCCCAGCAACATGGCCAAAACCGTCACGATCACTTCCGCCGACGACGGCAGTTTCGCCGTTCAGGTGGATCAAGAGCAGCCCCAACCGGCTCAGGACGCGATGAAAGCGTGCGAGATGGCCGAGCAGGCCTTCGGTGTCGCGAACGACGACGCGGCCGAAATGTGGAACAGCGAGGCGGCAAAGCGCGGCCCCGATGGCATGCCAGCACCCGCTGGCGCAACTCCTGCCGGCGGTGCTGGCGGGCCTTCAATGACGATGGGCTCGTAAGCCCCGAAAGACTCGATATGCCGAACAACATGGTTTCCGTGCCCGCCAAGGGCATCCCCGCCGCTCCTTCCTACGGTACCGGCCCCAAGTCGGGCACCGACACGAAGGGTAGCGGCATGACCAGCAAGACCGACAGCTCGACCCTGGCCGCTGCCAACAGCAAAGCTGCACCCACATCCGGTGTGAACAGCGCGCCGAAGGGTTTCAACAGCGGCCTGATCAACGGCAAGGTGTGACCCAGTCATGTCGATCGCAGAGGAGCTGGCGAAGAAAGGGGCGATGAAGTCGCCTGTTTCGTCGCGCGTCGCTGCGTCCGGCCAGACACTGCCGAAGCGCGGGCGACCGCGCGAAGACGGTGGCATGAACCTTCGTGCTGTCGCTGACGTACTCGCAGCAGAGGGGCTCGACCCCACTGTCGAAATCGTCAAGATCCTGAAGGCACAGAAGCCTGTCCTGACGCGCAGCGGTACGCAGGTGCTGGATGCCGACGGGGAACCCGTGATGCAAGACGTGCTCGACGGGGACACACGAGCACGCGTGCTGCTGGAGCTTCAGCAGTACGTGGCCCCGAAGCTCAAGGCCGTGGAAGTCAAGATGACCGGGCACACCAAGAGCGAAGAAGAGATCGACGCCCGGCTCGCCCACCTACTCCAGAAAGTATCCAAATGACCAAAGACGAAACCGCACGCTTCGAAGCCATCGAGTCGAAGCTGGACCTGCTGATAGAGCACCTGCACGCCGCGGACTGCGTGCTGCCTGAAGCTGTGACGGGCGTGCCCGCCGAGCAACCCGTGCTTGACGCAGAGGGCGCCTGATGGGCCGCGCGCTGCGTTGGGTGCTCGGCGTCTTGAGCTCCATGGTGCTCTCGGGATTCTTGTTCGGTGCCGGTTGTCTCGTGGGACAGCAGCGCACGTTGGCCGCCGCAGCCACTGCTCGCGAAGAAGCCGGCGATGCTGTGATTCTCACGGGCTACAAGTGCGAGGGCACGGTCGTCGGGGCCTTGAAGATTCACGTGCCGCACGATGGCGACATCACGATCCCCATTCCGCACAAGCTGTGCAAGGACGTGACCTGATGGACGCGTGGAACGCGCAGCAGGCCTTCACGCGTCTCGGGTCGCGTCTCGACACCGTCGAGTCGCAGCTGTTGAACGCACGTGATCGCGAACTGGAGCAGGCCAAGACCATCGCACAGATGGCCCAGCTGATGGCTGTGATGCACGAGGAACTGCTGGCCCTGGGGTCACTCAGCTCCGAAGAGCGGCGCGGCATGTCACCGAACCTCCTGTGGCCTGTAAACACTGATCACAGTGTGCGCTTCGACAACCAACCACCGCTGTATCACGGGCCCGGATGAACCTCGCAGGCATGTCGGTCGCAGAGAAGCTCGAGGTAATCGAGCTACTCGAGCAGCGCGACCGGATGAAGCGGCAGAACCAGCTGTCGCGCTACGCACCGTACAAAAAGCAGATCGAGTTCCACGCCGCCAGCCACGAGCGCGAGCGACTATTCATGGCCGGCAATCAGCTGGGCAAGACGTGGGCAGGTGCGTATGAGGTGGCGATCCACGTCACGGGCCGTTACCCAGAGTGGTGGACGGGCCGGCGCTTCCCGCGCGCCACGCGCTGGATCGTCGGCAGTGAGTCGGCCGAGCTGACCAAGAAAGGCATTCAGCGCCTGCTGCTGGGTGAGCCCGAGAAGCGCGAGGAGTGGGGCACGGGCACCATTCCAGCCGAGTGCATCGTGTCGACCTCGCCTCGTGCGGGTGTGCCTGACGCGGTCTCTGCGATCGTCGTGAAGCACGCGCTGGGCGATCAGTCCGTGATTCAGCTGAACAGCTACGACCAGGGCCGCACGAAGTGGCAGGCTGATACGGTCGACGGCGTGTGGTTCGACGAAGAGCCTGATCTCTCGCTGTACTCGGAGGGTCTGACGCGCACCCAGGCAACGGACGGCCTCGTGTTCGTCACGTTCACGCCGTTGCTGGGCATGTCGCTGGTCGTGAAGCGCTTCCTGCAGGACAAGCAGGGCGTCACGATCAGCATGACGATCGACGACGCGGAGCACTACACGCCAGAGGCGCGCGCCAAGATCATCGCGGGCTACCCGGAGCATGAGCGCGACGCGCGCGCACGTGGCATCCCGATCATGGGCTCAGGCCTCGTGTTCCCGGTCACAGAGTCGGCAGTGAAGTGCGAGGCAATTGCCATCCCGCCGCACTGGGGTCGGCTCAACGCGTGGGATTTTGGCTGGGGTCACCCTGCCGCATGGGTCTCACTGGCGCACGATCGCGACACTGACACCGTTTATGTCACAGATATCTGGCGCGGCAATGAGACGCCGGTTATGCAACAGGCCGGCATAGTGCTAGCCAAGGGCCAGGGCGACGTGCCGCACGCGTGGCCGCACGATGGCCTGCAGCACGACAAGGGCAGCGGCGAGCAGCTCGCGAAGCAGTACAAGCAGTTCAACATCAACATGCTGAACGAGCGCGCCACGTTCGAAGACGGCAGCAACGGCGTCGAAGCCGGCGTGGCCATGATGCTGGAGCGCATGCAGTCTCGCCGGCTGCGCGTGTTCTCGCATCTGAGCGAGTGGTTCGAAGAGATGCGGATGTATCACCGCAAGGACGGGATCATCGTGAAGCTGGACGATGACTTGCTCAGCGCCACGCGCTACGGCTGCATGATGCTGCGCAAAGCGAAGACGATGATGGAGATCCCGCAGCTCGCCGCGCAGCGACGCCACCAGGGCGTGGCCGCGGTGCTGATGCCAGCGATGCCGATTTTAGATCCTGTCAGTGGGTATTGAACAACCGCTGGAGGTTGACGCGCAGACCGTGCGTGTAGGTGCAGTAGACGCTGGGCTGCTGACAACGGTCACCCAGCACCAACAACGAAAGAGACAAATGCTCCCACATGACAAGATCATTCACATCGCAGTAGGGTTCGCGATCTTCGCGGTCGCATGCTCTGCGATGTTCTTCCTTGGTCCGGCCGCATCTGCGCCGATCTGGGTCAAGCTGTTCGCGTCGCCCACTGTCGCAATGAGCGCTGCTCGCGTGTTCGCCTGGGGCAAGGAGTGCTACGACGAAGCGCATCCTGACGTGCACACCCGAGACCTGTTCGATGCCGAGGCCACGCTGACCGGGGCGCATGTCGGTCTGATAGGCTACATCCTGCTCGTCCTCCTCACCCTCTGATACGACCATGGCACGCACAGACTTCCCGAAGAACAACGACGCGCCGCCGGCAGCCGAGCCGCAGCAGGAGCAGCCGATAGCGGAGCGCCTGCAGGCGTTCGGTTTCTCGCTGGCGGCCACGCGCGACAAGTGGATCCGTGCTCGGGCTAGCACCGGTTGGGACAAACGCGCCCAGCGCGATCTCGACCAGTACCACTCGATCGACGCCGCCTCGCGCATGGCGGCCAACATGATGGAGTCGGTGGAGCAGGGCTACCCTGTGACCGTTCGCGGCTCAATGCCGCACCGGTCGACCGTGTTCGTGGGCATCTCGCGTCAGAAGACGAATGCCGGCGAGGCGCGTCTGTCGGACATCGTGCTGCCCACCGATGACCGAAACTGGGGCATCCAGCCGACGCCGGACGCTGAGCTGTCACGTGCACTCGAGAGCGACGGGCCGATCGAGGGTACCGTCGGACCTGACGGGCAGCCGCTGAAGAAGAAGGACGTGGCGCGCGCGACGCAGGAGGTGGCCAAGGAGGCCGCCGAGGC